TGGATGGGAAAGCGCGGACGCGGACGCGGCCATGCTCATCACAGACGTCGTTCATAACGGCAGGAACAGCAACGGTGTTACCGTACTCAGTAGAGTTTGTAGTAGCCATGTCTGTTCTCCTTATTCAGCGCAGATGATTTCAACTACCTTCTCTTCTTCCATACGAGTTGCCCCGAAGGAAGCTGAGACGTAGACCTGAGTCGAATTACGCTTGTCACGGCGTGGACCAATGTCAACGGTGATGTCGCTGCCAACGGCAAGCAACAGACCAGACTGTGCCCAACATGCAACACGGCGATAGCTCGATGCGTTGGTGCGAACCAACTCAGTGCGAACAAACTCAAAGCCCATGAAGGTATTGATTTCACCGGCAACCAAAGCTTTGACGGTGTTGTAATCAGAGCTGGTCACCTCAGTCGTGCGAAGCAAGTCGGTGACTTGTTTTGCAGTCAGGGCAATATAACGACGCTCTGTAGGATCGACCTCGTTACGGTCAAGGATTTGTTTGGCTTTGCGCAGTTTAGCAATGGTCAAACCAGAGTTAGCAGCCGAGCCAGTTTCCACGTAGTCCACAGCAATTTGCTGCGAGCTAGGGAAAGTCACGGTAGTGCCCCCGGTTTTACCAGTATACACAGAACCAAACGCTGCATCGAGAATGATCTCGTCCATCTTACGACCAAGCGCGAAAGCCGCGTTCTGGCTGTAAGGTGAAGTAGGATCAATCAACATGCGAATGCGATCAGGGCGATCAATCAAGTCAGCCCAATCGAAATCGCGCAATGAAACGCGACGACGATCGTGAGGAACGTTGATCAAGGGAGTATCCTGATGGCGACCTGTCACCTCTTGAGCAGTGGTTGCGCCAATCCGATCATAGAACTCGAACTCAGCTTGCTGAGATTCTGCACGTACGAGCGGACGCAAACGCGAACCTTTCTGCTGGACGAGGTGGTCTACGTTGGCACGGTACTGCTGTACAAATGCCGTAGTGATTTGAATGGACATTATGTCCTCCTCATTCAGTTAAAGTTAAAAACGGTTTGCTCGCAGAGGCTGCCCGCAATTGGACCCCCACATACCCTTTCGGCTAGGCGATGCCTACGGACCCTTTCAGGTTCCCCGTTAATAGGATAATACAGCAAAAACCGGAAAAAGAAACTAGCCCAGCATGTTTCCTTTGCGCATTGCGCTTTCGGATTTTTGCAGGGTGGTTCCCATGTTTACTGTGTCGGCTGATTTCAGAGACTCGGAGACTCGCCTCTTAAGCTCCTCATCATCTTGCGCAGTCTTGTCCGCCGCCACTTTTAAGCGGTCGCGGAGCATCTCACCCATAGATTTTTGAATCTCTGACGGAAGACTTGCGGATTTAATTGCTTGAGTAACTAGCGACTCCTTTTTAATGTTGTCGCTAGGTGTGTCAACGCGGAGCTGCTCTTTCATCAGCTCCATGTCCTTTTCCATCTTTCTCGTCAGAAGTCCCATACTATGCCGCCTCTTCTGGATAAGCGAAGCTGAAGAGGTCCTGCATCTTCTTCACTGCTTCTGCATGGCCGGTTGCTGCAGGAGTCATATAGGCTTTCATGAACTCGGTGTCGCGTTGTGCTCGTGCAATCTCTTGGCGAGCAGTATCGGGCGTCATGGTCCAACCGCGTGACTGATTCGGAGAGGCCAAAGCTTCTTGCATCTGTTGTCCAATCTTGGCGAACATCTTGACGAACATAGGATGGTCTCCCATACCTGTTTGATCAAGCCACTTCACAAGTTCTTCACCGCCAAAGGTTTCAACAGCGCGAACAGCTAGGTCTACTCGCTCGTCAAAGGCACGGCCAAATTCTTTCTTGACTGTGTTAACCCACTCTTGACGTTGTGCTTCAACGCCTTGCTGGTTGTTGGCATGAACTTCGCCAACGTACTCAAGATAGTTCTTGAAAACGCCTTCAGCTTGCTTTTGATTTAATCCCGCAGCGTGGAACACCTTCTTAAAGCGGTCTAGCACTTGCGGGTCAAAAGGTAAGTCTGCTGGCATTAAACCCGTAGGGTCTAGTTTGTAGTTGCCGTCGCCTGGGCGACCAAGTCGCTCGTAAAAACCATCCCATTCAGAAGGATCAGCCCCTTCTTGCGGGATAGTAATCTTGTCCTTGCCAATCATCCGCTGCGCATGGACATACGATTTTGCAAGACCATTCAGGTCTTTGATGTCGGCTAGAGTGGGATCAGCTCTCAAGGTTTCATCAAGGGAAGCTCGCCAATCCTGCATAGAACCGGCAGAGCTGCCCGCGTCAATAGTGCCAGCGGTTGAAGCACCGCCATCACTTACTACGGACCCTCCGTTCATATCACTCATTTAATTCCTCCAAACGTTTCATGAATTCTCTTGGGTCTCTTTCCAAAAACCGCAAGATGCTAAGTACCAAGCGACGCTGACCTTCACGGTGCGCTGTCTCGGTGGGATCGCCTCCAACGTACGTGGTGTCTGAAATAAACCCTACTTTGCAGAGGTGGTTCAGTACCCGTTCGCCATCTGGCGTGGAAAAGGTTTTCTTGTACGAGTCGTGTAACTCAACCATGTTGACTGGTTTGGTCATAAGCTCACCGGTGCCGGTTGTTGAGCCTGTGCTTGATCAACTCCAGGGGTTGGAGGAGGCTCAGCGCCTTCAGGCATAGTGGCTGCAGCAGATGCTGCGTCCTTTGCAGTAGAAGCAAGAGTTTGTCCTTTAACCAAGTCAGCCGACTCTTGTTGTTGTTTGGCACGAGCGTCTCTAGCTTTGGCCACGTCTTCTTCTGAGTGCAGTGTTTCTGCAGGAGCATCAAGCAGTTTGTGTGCCCAGCGAACCGTACCATCTGCATTCAAGTTGTCGAAGATCTCTGGTTTGATTTGAGCCAAGGGAGTCATGGTCTCAATCAAACGGGTAAAGCTGAACAGTTGTTGTGTCTTTTGAGCACGAGCCACTGGAGACACATAGTCAATGCGCAAGGTCTTGCCTTGCACTTCCTGTGGAGGCGGCGGCAACATCTTGCGGCGGTTCATGATTGCAAAGACGCGATCAATCATAGGACCGAGCAATTCAAATTGCAGACGCCCGACCATGGGGCCCATGAGACGCATGCGCTCTTCTTGGCGTTGCAACACCTCAGTGGCCGTCATAGCCGGACCCTCACGCATCTGCATCCAGTCGACGTGGAACGTCTTCAAAATGTGCTGGCGACGCGATTCAATGAAGTCAAGTCCAATATCAGGACGCACGCCATCCATGAGTGGTTTGACTACGTCTTGAGTACCTGCTCTGTAGTAGTTAAGACCCCCAGGGATTGTTCTGAGAGGCAGCATGAAGCCATCATCAGGAACCATCAAGGGTGGGTCTGTGGCCTTCTGAGCAGCCTTGATAACTGTCTTGCTCATCTCATTGACCATCTTGATGTCTGGCAATGAGGTCATAGCTGGAGATCTACCGTACACTTCACCGGCTGTCTTAGTCCAGCGAGGAGCCATGAATGGGAACTCGTTAAAGCCGCTGATGTCGAGAATGATCTTCTCTTCTTCAAGGATGTAAGCACTCATCCAAGGCATGTCCTTGGCGAGTTTTGAATTAGGGTTGAAACCATCGCGCGGTTCAACGGCGTGAATGCAGGTGAACTCCTTATGGGGATCTTTCATCACCATCTGCACAAAGCGATCTGGCAGCACGTTTTTTTCTTTGTACAGCTGCAGAATCTGGCGGCCTGAATGCTTGTACTTGCGGTACAGCGAGTCAACAACCCCATCAGCTGATTCAGCAATGTAGCACTCAGCGAGGTGAAAGGTTCTGAAGTTGATTGGTCTACCTGGTCGGTCTTCCACGTACATGACGCCCGTACCATACGACCCAAGGTCTAGGTACAGTTCATGAATCATTGACCCAAAGTTTGAATTAGGAGAGTGGAACACCTCCTTGAACATGATGTCCACAACTTCTTGCAGGTACTTGATGATGGTCTCGTCCTTGGAGGCCATGCGTTCCAGTGCAAGACTGAACCATGTTTCTGACGGAGCGGTCAAGTAACCGTGTAGACCAGCTGCGAGTTGCTCATTGGCCAAAGGAGCCGTTGAGTCATACACGCGGTCGTAGCGAGTCCTGTCTCCCTGCGCGCGAGTAGTGTTGAAGTCCCCTCGCCGAGGATTGACAAAGTCGGTACAGTCTTGCCAGAGGCTTTCCCAGGGTGAGCGAATCTGCTGTAGCTTGCTCAGCCTGTCAAGCGTGATCTGTACGAGATCTCGCTGCTGTTGGTCGTTCATTACTCACCGCCAAGCTTTGAAGCAGTGCCTAAGAGTTTCTTCTTCTGAAGTTTTTCCATGCCGATAGAAACGCCCTGAGCTCCTGTCAACATAGTTGACTCGCGGCCAGAGGATCCGCCTTCAGCTGAACGCTGCTTATCAACGGCATCTTGAACGGCTTTGTCGTCTACCTTTGGAGTGTCTGGAGCTTTACTCGGAGCGGGGGTTCCACCTCCGCCGCCACTCATACCCAACATATTGCCAATGAATCCACCACACATAGCTATCTCCTTTTCTTGAACATGCTACCCACGACCTCGTACCCCAAGAACTGGTACAGCAGAGCCGTACGTTCTGGTGCCACCATCGTCGACGTGGCCGGGCAAATTTCCTTTGCGCCATGAGCAAATGCCCAGTCTTCAAAGGCCTGAACTAATTTAACGGCGGCCAATCCACCTCGTTTATTTGGGTCAACAAACAAAGCCAGATCGCACGCCATCAGATCCTTACTGAAATAATACTCCGTAAGGAAACCGGCGTACATACCGATTATAGTCCCGTCTTTTTCCGCAAGATATAGAAACCACCTGTCAGGGTTTGGCAACATCACCTGGGTCACTAGGTGAGCTACCTTTTCGGGACTATACTCGCAGGTGCGGGCATAAAGTGATTCATTGAAAATCCCCTCCGACAGCTCAAATACTCGCTGCACGTCTGCTTCGGTTGCGGGGCGAATGATCATAGGATCTTGTATTCCATGTCCGCCATTCTTGGCAGCTTACGAGCACTCATGTCTAGTTGGTCGCGGATACCAAGCGACATATACCGGAACGCATCGGCCGGGTGACTGGTCCAGTCGTGGAGTGGCTTGTCTCGGAAGACTTTGTTCTTTTCGTCAAAGTCTTTTCGGTACTGGCGAAGAGATTCGATGAGGTGAGCGCACTTCTTTTCATCGAACCAGCACTTAGGGAGCGTGGCTCTGACTGCTTCAATGCCGTCGTCGATCCTAAGGTTTGGTACCACGCGGAACCGTATTCCAAGTTCTCTGGCAATTTCAAGTCTAGACTTACCGCTGCCAAGCTCACGAACTTGTATATCGTGAGGTGCAAGGTGTTCTCCATATACGTACTCTTTTTCTTTGATGATCTTCGCGTAGTGCGGCAAACCCTCACCACTGTTCTCGTAGTAGTCAATTATACGGATCTCTTGTCCGTGCTTCTGATAAAAAACTATTGCAGTGGAGTCACCGACTCCAAGGTCCCACGCTGTGTGAACCTCTAGGCGCGGCTCGTAGGGCAACGATGTCAACCTACCGTCGGCTAGGAGTTTGGCCATGGCGGAGCCGTAGTATGAACCGACTAAAGGCGCGTCAAAGCTGCAATAGAACTCTTGCTGGATCATCTCCTCAGGCATGCCTGATTCTCGTTCCTCGTCAACGGCGTCCTGGCTAATGGCCCGGGTATCGTCGACACTCAGGACTTGTTGGTACCAGCGTTCGTTTCGTCTTGCCATATTGAGCAAGTCGTATCCGTGATTTCGACCTCGAGCGGTATAAATAAACAGTGCCCATCCTCCATTCTCAGCCAAGATGGGACGAATGTAATCCCATGCGCGGGGATCTTGGAGGGAGTATTCAGAGAAGACGACCCCGACTGGATTTGCTCCAACCAGTCTGTCGACATTGTCTGTACCCACCACCTGATAGATTGAGCCATTCTTTAACGTAAGCCGCATCTCAGTGTTGTTGACGGCTTCCCACATCTCTTTGGGAAAATGGTCAATGAACTTGCGACCATCGCGAGTCATCCCGTCCCAAGCAATCTTGCGACCCTGGTTGTAAGTCGGGAACAGGTGCCAGTACAAACCCGGACGAGTCAGGGCTGAGACTGCGCACCAGTTGATCGACAACAAGTCCTTGCCGGCACGCCGATGCCAAACAGCTACGGCCCGTTTGCCGCCGTCCTCTAGGAATTTCCAAAGAGGAAACTGATAAGGCCTGGGCGCCCAATCAAGTGGTACCGTTATCTCCGCCATCGTCAGCCTTTGCTATGTCGCTAAATCGTACGACGTTAATGTTGAAAGAACCGCTGCCCTCGATCTCCATCTCGACTGCCTTACGCTTAGGAGCAACGTACTGGGCCAGTTCCTTAAAGGCCTGGAATTTTAATTCTTGACTTGCTGTGGGGTCAGCAGCAATTGTGGCCATCCCTTCAATGGGATCGCAATTGAGCGCCGCCAATTTTTCTTCGATCTCCTCGGTCCTCTTGTTCTTGGAACCGGCAGGACGACCTGCGCCTTCGCGCTTACCGCCTAGTTGTGCCATAAGTAGGGCCTCCTAACCTCAGATAATATATGAACTTAGCCAGATTGTACATAGATCCCCTGAATTTTGCAAAGGATCATAGGTTATTGGCTTATTGTATTGATTGGCATCTTTTTACTTTTTCACACAATGATTCTGATTTTTCTCCTATACTATGCCCAATATGCACGGATTTTTGCCGATTTACTTTCCAATGCCTCCGCAGAACCACTGACCTGGCGCTTTTAGGGGCGCGGCCGTGCGCTGCCGCCCCGGGCCCCCGGACCACGGAGCCTGTCGCAGCCGGCAAAAAACATGTTTCTATGCATAGATCTATATAGAACAAGCGCTTTCGTACCAAATTAAAGGACTTCGGACCAGATTCGAGGGCTCTTGCAGCAGCGATTGCAGCCAAAGTTCGATGGATCGGGAGAGAAATGGCAGGGATGAGGATGAAAAAAGTAGATATTTAATCAGGTGTAAAAGAGTTGGGAGGAGTCAGGACGAGGTCAGGACGGAACACGGACGAACACGGACGATTAGGAAGAAGAATGGGAGAGTTCGATGTGGTGATAAGTTTTATTGATCAAGAATGAGGACCCAATAAAAAACTTTTTTGCGCAAGACTATGTACTTTTCGGATTTTGTCCATATAATATGCTTACGGACTTAATTGGTCCGCATTAGAAAGGAGAATCGAGATGGATGTTTCAAAGCTAGATGTGGATGCAGCTTATGAGGATCTTAAGGACGCGTTGGATTCAACTGTGGAGAAATTCTGCGATTGGAACCAGCAAGTAAGTGAGATCCTTCAAGACGACGATGGACTGGACTTAATTGATGGATTTATCAATGGACTGCTACATCGTTACGTAAAAGAAAGAATGAAAGGAGAATGAAAATGATGACCATCGACTTGAGCGGCCCGCAAGGGAACGCATTCTATTTAATCGGCATTGGAAAGAAGATTGGGATCCAGCTTGAGAGAGATCGCAAGCACGTGAATGATGTCGTCAATGAAATGATGGCAGGCGATTACGACCATCTTTTGGAGGTGTTCGAGCGCGAATACGGGGAATTTGTAGAGTTCACAACAGGAGGTGATGATGAAGAATTTTGATGTGGTGAAGTCAGACGACATCGATCATTTGAGGGAGTTCAATGGTGGAAGTCTGAAGGGATACATTCGGACGGATTTCCAGAAGCTCTGTGAAACCTTCGGTCCGCCGACATTCGGGCCATTCAATTACGAGCACGACAAGGTGACTTGCGAATGGAAGATCATGGCCGATGAAGGCCTGTTCATTACCATCTACGATTGGAAGATGGGAGCCACTCCGCTTGGTCTTTACGACTGGCACATTGGTGGTCACCATCGAGACAATGTGGCTTGGGTTGAGGAACAGGTAGGAATACCAGCTCACACAGTGGGATCAGGACTTCCTATTGCCTCTATTACTATAGGAAAAAAATAAAAATTGCACATCAATTTATGTCCCTTTGGCCAATCAATACAATAAACCAATAACTTATTGAATTTGCATAGTTTAGAGGGGCTGAAAATTTATTGGCATTTTTACGGAAATAAGTGGATCGGACTGTTTACGCGGTTCCTGGTCCATGGTACGATGTAATTCCGAACACTTAGAAAGGAGAACGTTCGATGAAAGTAAGTGACTTGCTAGAGATCCTAGCCGATTACCCTCCAGACAAGGAGGTGATGTTAGCCGTTGATCCTGCGCATCCGTTTGTCTCGCACATTAGAGGAGTTGTCTGCCCATCAGGTGGATCGCCCGTCTTTTTGCTTGAGGATTACGGTTCCAGGCCCACTGAACTTGATTTATGGAGAATGTTAGATGAATAATATCGAAGATTGCAAGACAGTCGATGAGTTGCGGGCTTATTCAATGCAAGATCTTTGCAGCCTGTATTCAAAGATGACCAAGACGCACGCGCCCAAGTTCTCGGACAAGGGGGCTGCTGCCAAGCGCATCCTTCCAATGCTAGAGCAAAAACGTGCGGAGAAAAAGCCAGTGACAGTCAATGTGTTGGGTTCCAAGGTTCGTGGTCGTCCGGCCGGTCAGTTGGCCAACCGGATCTATCACTTCGACTTTGATGTCTACGATAAGTATCGCAGGCATCTGGCTCCGCAAGCTCGTCAGATCCTTGATCAACTAGAGCAGTCGACTTACACGGAGTCTGAGCTGCAGCAAGCAGTCAAGGTCAACACGAAGCAAGATCCCTGGCGCATTTTCCAGTATTATCGCCCAAAGATGGTCGGTCTCAAGGTCTTAAAAATGGAGAATCCTCATGAAGAAGTGGCTTGAGTATGCAGCAGCATTCATTGGGGTTTGTCTTGTACTGGCCCTTGTGTATGTTGGGCTTTGGGTTGGTTGTGCGCTGGATGATCAATGTTTCGAAGAGAACACCGGACTTTCGGCGCAAGATCCTCGGTTCAAGAAACCCGAGTAACCTAGAAATCATCGCAGCTGTGATCGCTATTCCGGTCGCAGTTTGCGTGATTTTGACGGCACTTTTCTTGTTTAGATCCGCAATTTTCCGTGTATAATGGCCTTACCAACACACCTCTAGAAAGGAGAATTTTATGGCCCACTTAGTAGAAACAATGGCGTATGCCAACGAAGTCCCCTGGCACGGTCTCGGCACACAGGTCGCCGATAGCCTTACACCAGACGAGATGGTCACAGCTGCAGGTCTTGATTGGACCGTTAGTCGTCGTCCTATCTTCACCACTCAAGCAGCAGGTGAAGTCAACCCAACCGAAGGGACTCTTGGAGTCTCGGACTACGCGATGCTGGTCCGCGATTCAGACAACAAGGTTCTTGGTCCTTGTGGCAAGAACTATCTGCCGATCCAAAACAAGCAGGTCTTCACGTTCTTCGACAAGTTCGTCAAGGCCGGCGCTATGAAGATGGAGACAGCAGGTTCATTGGATGGAGGCCGTCAGGTCTGGGGTCTTGCAGCCATGAATAAAGGGTTCGCGCTGCCTGGCGACGACCAAGTCAAGGGTTATCTCTTGATCAGTCAACCGCATGTCTGGGGCAAGTCTCTGAACATCATGTTCACGCCGATCCGTGTTGTCTGCAACAACACATTGACTCAGGCTCTTGGTCAGACTGGTGAACGCTTCACCATGCCACACATCCACGAGTTTGACGACGACATCATTCAGAAGGCAGAGAATGCGCTTGGCCTTGCTACTCATCAACTCGACGCCTTCAAACAGACGAGCGAGTTCTTGGCCAAGATCCAGTACAAGGAAGCCGAAGTCTCCAAGTACATCGCCACCCTGTTCAGTCCTGCTCTGGCTCAAGAGTCCGAGATCGACCGTTCATTGTGGAGCCGTTCTGCTGAAGACGTGTTCCAATGCCTTCACACGCAGCCAGGAGCAGCCATGTCCGAAGGTTCATGGTGGTCTGCTCTTAATGCTGTGACCTATTACGTTGATCACAAGGCAGGTCGTGACCGCGATGCTTCCTTGCAGTCTGCGTGGTTTGGCCCGCGTGCCGCACTCAAGCGGAAGGCCTTAAACTTGGCAGTCGAGTTCGCGCAAGCTGCCTAAACAAGGAGAACCAGATGGTCACTTACCGATTTGTTCAGATACCCGACAAGGCTCTGGCGAAACAGGCAAAGGCCATTCTGGCGATCATTGAGGAAGCCGGCGAAATCAGCAAGACAGAGCTCTTGACGCTTGTCGGCCAACGCCTCAAGAGTCGTCAGAAAGCTCAACGTCTGATCAGCTATTATCAGGGCAGCTTAATCAAGACAGGCAGCATTGAAGCAATCCGGTCCGTGGTACGATAATCACGGAGTCGTTCCGAGGCCGACTTAAAAAGCCTCGACCAACCCTAGAAAGGAAAAGCTATGGCTAACGAAAGAGGAAAATCCATCGATAAGACGTTCCTGTCTATCGACAACGCAGAAGAACGCGGTTTCTTGCACCGCGATTACATTGCCCATTGCCTTCGCTGGACGCACGTCGTCAAGTGGCTGCATCAGGCAGGCCGATACAAGACGGCCAGGATTCTTGATGTAGGTTGCGGCAAGGAGATGCCGTTGGCCAAGTTTATGCACTCGTCTCGTTTGGCTCCTGCTTTCTACGCAGCTGCCGACGTTGCCAAACTGTCTATGCC